GGTAGAACAGGACTGCGAAAGACAACTAATATCATGAAGTTAGCATCAAAGTTTGTACAGTACGACCCTACAATTGAGACGGAAGCCGAGAGAATTGAAATTCTGGAGAATATGGATAAATACATTTACTATAGAGCCCCAGAAAATATCTATAACGATGGATTGAAGGCGAGACACTTTATTGTGGCCCATGATGATGCGTTTCAGAATGTGGATAGTCAAGCTAGGCCAAACCCTGAGATGCTGGAATTGATCAGAGGAGTCGGGCCTGCACCACAATTGCCACATATGGCAGATGTAGAGGAGAAGGGACGATTTCAAATGAGGACTCGTCTGATAATATGCACATCAAATGTGGCTTATCCTAATCCGATAGAGTCCATTAGTAAACCATCGGCATTACATCGCAGAATATCGACTTTCAGACACAAGGTGACGTCAGATCCTGATCAACCTTTTAGGTGTCAGAGAACTCACAAGACAGAGCGAGGTGAAGCTAGACTAGAGGGACCAGTTATGGACTTTGATGCTTATGTTGATGAATTTGTAGTGGAAGTTCGAAAATGGTTTGCTGATCAGAAGCAATACGCTGAGGATATAAAGGATTATACCAAGGATATTGTTGATGAAGTACGAAAGTCAGCATCTTATAAGTTAGAGATAGAAAAAAAAAATGTGATTGCGCAACAACAGATTGGTGAATCGTATGTCTCTCGAGACTTTTACGAAGGATATGTAGACTGGCTAATTGATAATTCAGGAACGCTGGAACTATCACATAGTTCTAATGCACCCGAGTTCATCAAGGACATTTTTAGAGTGGCGACAGATGATAATATAAAGAACAAGAAAACAAAATTGGAAATAGTTTTTATGAAGTTGGCCTTGACCGAAAATCAAATTATAACATTGAGTGAACATTCAAGTTATAAAGCATATTTGGAATGGAGATCAACTAGAGACAATATAGATAAGAAAACGAGACTAGCCCTATTGAAACATAGATTACAGAAATTTAATGATGAGAGACCGTGGTTGGCCC